CGTCCAGGCAGGAGTGGAAGCGGTCGAGACTGAAGCGGCGCAGATCCAGCTGGCGGACATCGAACTGTGGGGAGACATAAAATGCGGAGCATATTCCACAGAGAGAACCGAGGCGCTGAAGAAACACGTCAAAGCGCTGCAGAAGGGCATCCCGATTATGCTGGACTACATCGAGCAGATCGAAGCAGAGATCCGGCAGATGCATGCAGAAGAACAGATCCGGATGGAAACAAGGAGACAATAAATGAAGAAAAACCCAGGAAGAAAAGAACGCCGCCGGCTGCAGAGGCAGCTGAAACGTGAAGACGGACGCCGGCGGGCAAAGAAAAACGAGCTCGAACAGAAGATCCGAGCACAGCAGGGCAGATAGCGGAACCATCTGCATAAATATGGCACCCAGGGGATTCCGGGGCCATCATATCAAAAATGCCGCAGGAATTGCGCTCCTGCGGCACTGCATTGAGGCGTCACCCAGGGGATTCCGGGGGCGCCTTTAGCTGAAATAGTAATATTAACAAAAGGAACGGACCGGAGGTCCGGGTGGGGTCATGAAGAAGTTCGAGACACTGGCAGGGAGAACTATAATCACACGATTCACAGATTCATCCAGGATCAAGACGAATCGAAAGAGAAAACCGAAGCAGAATCCGACGCCTGCGGCGGTGGCCAAGATCAATGCCATCAATCAAGAGCGGGATCTCACCGCAAAGATCAACGCGAATTTCCGGAACGGTGATCGGTGGCTGACATTCTCCCATCCGGAGGCCATCCCTGTGGATAACTCCATGGAGATGATCAAGAAGGCCAAGAAGAAGCTGCAGCGGCTCTGCAAGAAGGCCGGGATCCCGTTCCGGTGCATTGAGTCCACCGGCATCGGCTCCCAGAGAGGCAAACCACACCACCACCTGATCGTCAATCAGGAGGTCCCGTGGGATCTTATAAGCAAATGCTGGCCAGAGGAGGAGATCTTCGAGAGAAGGCTGATCGGAGAGGGGAACTATAACCGGGTGGCCAGGTACATGCTGAAGAATGCCTGCGAGACGAAGGACAAGCGCGGAAAGCACATGAAAGCCTACCGGTGCTCCCGGAGCATCGTCACACCGGAGACCAGATACAAGGAGCTGACGAGAGAGCCACGTCTGGATCCGGAAGATCTACCAGTCCGGAAGGGATTCCATGTGGATCCCGATTCCATCCGGGTCTATGAACACGTCATCACCGGCGCGACATGCGTCGAGTACATACAGGTGAGCCTGGAGCCACAGGCAAAGCCCAGAAGAATGAGTAACAGCAGAAAAGCACGTCCGGAGCCGTACTACACGGTCGACTGGGGAGACCAGCTGGACATGCTGGACATTATCGAGTTCTGATCAGCGCGATCGGACAATGTTTGAATGGGAGGAAAGACCATGACAAGACAGGAGGCGTACCAGATCTACTACCTGAACAAAGAGATCAAGACGCTGCAGGACAGGCTGGACCGGATGCGGAATTCCGGACTGCGGTCGCCGAAGCTGGACGGAATGCCCAGATCATCCGGTGGCATCTCGAAGCCTGTGGAAAACCAGGCGGTCCGTGAAGCGGATCTGGAGAAGCGCATCGAGCGCCTGCTGAAGCGGATCCAGAAGCAGAGGCGGAAGATCTTCATGTACATCGACTCAGTGGAGGACCCGCTGCTGCGGATGATTATAATCTTCCGGTGCGTGGATCTGTGCACCTGGGAGGAAGTCGCCGGCAACATCGGCGGGCCGGTGACGGCGGATTCCGCCAGGAAATCATTCAACCGGCACTTCGAGCGAGAGAACCGGAAAAAGTAAATTGTCCGTTTTGTCCGCTTGACCTGTGCTAATATGGTACCGGGAAAAGAGGGGCTGCGAACGGCGCGGCGGAGTCCCTACTCCCAACGTAGCCGCGCCGCCGTGAAGCGGAGAAAATCTAACGACGAAAAGAGGGCCAAAACAGGCCCTTTTATAATTCCCGAAAAAGAGGGTGATTTTTTGGGTAAATTAACGCTGAAAAACAAACGATTCGCTGACGAGTACGTAATATGTGGCAATGTCACGCAGGCATATCTGGCGGCCTATGCGAGTCAGTCGGAGAAGAGCGCATACTCCAACGGAAAAAAATTACTGGAAAAATACGAGGTCAAGAAGTACATCGAAGAACGCCTTGAAGAGATCCAATCTGAGAAGATCGCAGACGCCAAAGAAGTGATGGAATATCTCACCTCTGTGATGCGTGGAGAAGCCGTCTCAGAGGAGATCGTGGTGGAGGGATGCGGGGATGGATTCTCCGAAGCCAGACCCATCGACAAGCACCCGTCGGAGAAGGACCGGCTGAAGGCAGCGGAGCTGCTGGGCAAGCGCTACGCACTGTACACGGACAAGGTCGACATCGACGCGAATGTTCCGGTGGTCATCATGGGATACGATGACGTCCCAGACTAACCTCCGGAAGATCAGCCTGCCGAAGATCGTCGGCGGAGGCTACGGCCAGTTCTGGAAGTACAGGGGCCGGTACCGGGCCACGAAGGGATCCAGAGCATCCAAGAAGTCAAAGACCACCGCGCTCTGGATCATCGCCAGCATGATGAAATATCCACAGGCGAACACGCTGGTGATCCGGAAGGTGTTCCGGACGATCCTGGACAGCTGCTTCACAGATCTTCAGTGGGCGGCGGAGCGCCTGGGAGTATCGAACAAGTGGGACTTCAAGCTGTCACCGCTGGAGGCCACGTACAAACCGACGGGCCAGAAGATCTTATTCCGTGGGCTGGACGATCCGATGAAGATCGCATCCGTGGCCGTCAAGACAGGCTGCCTGTGCTGGTGCTGGATCGAGGAAGCCTACGAGATCATGAACGAGGCTGACTTCGACATGATCGACGAGTCCATCAGAGGCGAGGTCCCGGAGGGCCTGTTCAAGCAGATCACGTTGACGTTCAACCCATGGAACGAGCGGCACTGGATGAAGCGGAGATTCTTCGACGTGGAGGATCCGAACATCCTGGCCATGACCACGAACTACATGTGCAATGAGTTCCTGGATGAAGCGGACCGGAAACAGTTCGAGGACATGAAGATCCGCAACCCCAGGAGATACCGGACGGCGGGCCTGGGAGACTGGGGCATCGTCGAGGGCACCGTGTTCGAGAACTGGCATGAAGCGGAGTACACGCTGAGCAACATCGGCAACGCGAAGACGATGGCCGGCCTGGACTTCGGATATACGAACGACCCGACGGCATTCGTGATCGCCTTCCTGAACCAGGAGCGGCGGATCATCTACGTGTGGGACGAGATCTACAAGAAGGGACTGACGAACCGCATGATCTATAACGAGATCGAACAGGCCGGCTACGTGAAGGAATCCATCAAGGGAGACTCCGCAGAGCCGAAGAGCATCGAGGAACTGCGGGAGATGGGGCTCCGGATCCGGGGCGCCAGGAAGGGCAAGGACTCCGTCATGAACGGGATCCAGTTCCTGCAGGACTACGAGATGATCGTTCACCCCAGGTGCGTGAACTTCCTGACGGAGATCAGCAACTACACATGGGAGAGGGACCGGTTCGGCCAGCTGGTGAACAGGCCGATCGACGACTTCAACCACCTCATGGATGCGCTGCGGTACGCAGCAGAAGACGTACAGCGCGGAGATACATTCAGTTTTGAGTGAGCAAAGGAGCAGAAATGTTCAACCTAACGGAATTCATATCGAGACACATCAGCATCGGAGCAGAGAAGCGGATGTCAGAGATCCAGTTCATGGAGAGGGAGCTGGAGAAGTGGCTGTCCTCCCCGGAACGTCGGATGATGATCCAGGGCGAGAAGTACTACCACGGCCAGCACGATATCCTCCAGAAGAAGCGGTCCGTGATCGACCCGGCAACTGGGAAAGAGACACCGTTGACCGGGCTGCCGAACAACCAGATCGTCGACAACCAGTACCGGAAGATGGTCAACCAGAAGAAGAACTACCTGCTGGGCAAACCCATCACGATCACCACCGACGACGAGACCTATCTGGACTACGTGCAGGGGATCTTCACGAAGCGATTCATGAGAATGCTGAAGAACCTGCTGGGAGACTCGATCAACGGAGGGAAGGCGTGGCTGTTCGTCGGCTACGATGAAGCGGGTGAGCTGACCATCCGGAAGTTCAAACCCTGGGAGATCAAGGCATTCTGGGCCGATGCAGAGCACACGGTCCTTGAAGCGGCCATGCGGGTCTACGATGTATACTCCTACGAGGGCAACGTCGAGAAGAAGATCCAGAAGGTCGAGATCTACGACCTGAACGGCATCAGATTCTACGAGAGAGACAACGGGCACCTGATTCCGTGCGAGCCGTTCGAGCTGCCGTACCTGACCGTCAGCGTGGACGACCGCATCGAGGGTTATAACTGGAGCCGGATCCCGCTGATCTGCTTCAAGTACAACGAGAGCGAGCTGCCGCTGATCAAGTCGGTCAAGAGCCTGCAGGATGGCATCAACACCATCGAGTCCACATTCCAGGACAACATGCAGGAGGACGCCCGGAACACCATCCTGGTGCTGGTCAACTACGACGGCCAGAGCCTGGCAGAGTTCCGGAGGAATCTGGCCATGTACGGCGCGGTGAAGGTCCGCAACGATGCATCCGCCGGCGGCGGAGACGTCAAGACGCTGCAGGTGGAGGTCAATGCGGAGAACTATAAGACGATCCTGAAGATCTTCAAGGATGCCCTGATCGAGAACGCCATGGGCTATGATGCCAAGGATGACCGGCTGAGCGGGAACCCGAACCAGATGAATATCCGGAGCATGTACAGCGACATCGACCTGGATGCCGACGAGCTGGAGACAGAGTATCAGGCATCCCTGGAAGAGCTGATGTGGTTCGTGAACTGCCATCTGGCCAACAAGGGGAAGGGCGACTGGTCCGACGAGATCGTCGAGTTCACATTCAACCACAACGTCATGATCAACAAATCCGACGCCATCACAGACATCAAGAATTCCATGGGCCTGCTCTCCAAGAAGACGCTGCTGGCCATGCATCCGTATGTGGACGATCCTGAAGCGGAACTGGATCAGATCCAGGAGGAACAGAGCGAGGAAGTCGACGACATGGGATTCATGAGAATCAAGAAGGGCGGCGACGGAGATGGCGAAGAGGAATAAGAGATACTGGCAGGAGAGAGCGGCAGAGCACCGGAAGATCATCGACAAGGACGCCGAACAGATCATCCGGGAGACACAGGCTGCCTATGAGCGCTCCCTGCACCACATAGACGGCGAGATCGCCAGATGGTACCAACGATTCGCAGATGCCGAAGAGATCACCATGGAAGAGGCCCGGCAGCGGATGAACGCCGGCGAGCTGAACCAGTTCCGGATGACGCTGGAGGAATACAT